GTTCAGACGTGTGCTCTTCCGATCTGCCGGTCGGACGCGCAGGAATACACCTCGGCCTTCCACTCGTCGTCGTTGACCAGCATATTGAGTGCCAGTGCTGCACCCAGCTCGCTCTTCCCGTTTTTCTTGGGGATCTCAATATAGGCACTGGAGTACTGCCGGGTGTTGGGGTCCTCTTCCCGGATGGTGCCGAACACATCGGTGACGATTTGCTTTTGCCAGGGCAGCAGTAAAAACGGCTTGCCGTGAAACTCACCCTTGGTGTGCTTCAGGCATTCGATAAAGCCAATAACACGATTTGTCTTTTCTTCACTGAATGCCATGCTGCCAGCCCCCCTTCAGCAGCAGTTCCATCGGGTCATCCTCCATTCCGTCATCCTTCCCGCCGGCCGCAATGATGCGGGCGCGGGTTGCGGGCGTCAGACCGAACTCCGTACAGAAGGACTGCATGATTTTAAGGTTCTGCTGGGCGATGGACACCTGCGGCACCTGCTGCACATACCCGGAAGGTGTTTTGAAGATGGACCCGTGTTGGGTGATAAACTCCTCAGCCTCCCGCCAGCGGGCGTATGCCTGGCAATAACCGGCAAAGGCTGTCAGATCCACCATCGTCAGCACACCCATCGCTTCCAGCGAGGAGGCCAGCCGTTTCCACTCCTTTTTCGCTTCGGGCAGAAGCCAGACCGGACACTTCATGTTCCCCTTGGGCGGGGCAGGCTCTTTCACGTTGAGCGGACGTTTGCCCGGATTTCCCTCCAGCATTTTGATTGCGGTGGGCTTTGGTTTTCTGCCGCGCGTGGCCAACGGCTGCACCTCCTTTCCGCTGTTACTTCACTATCTCCTCATAGGATTGCACCTCCCCTCCGCGGAGCACGCTGACAGGCGCGTCCGGATAATCGGTGTGGAATCGCTGTACGATTACGCTGGCGTATTTAGGATCCAGCTCGATCATCCGGCAGATGCGGTCGGTCTGCTCACAGGCGATCAGCGTCGATCCGCTGCCGCCAAAGGTGTCCAGCACAATGCCGTTGGGGGCGGAGCTGTTTTTGATCGGGTAGGCCAACAGCGGTACGGGCTTCATGGTCGGATGCTCCGCGCTGCGCTTGGGCTTGTCGAAGTTCCAGATCGTGGACTGCTTCCGGTCGGAGAACCATTTGTGCTTGCCGTTGGGCAGCCAGCCGAATAATATCGGTTCATGCTGCCACTGATAGGGCGAGCGACCCAGTACCAGCGCGTTTTTCACCCAGATGCACACACCGCTGATATGGAAGCCTGCCTCCTGAAACGCGTGCCGGAAGTTGAGCCCCTCGGTATCCGCGTGAAAGACATACAAAGAACTGCCTTCAGCCATATGCGCCGCCATGTTCCGAAACGCCGCCAGCAGAAACTCATAGAACTTGCTGTCCGACATATTGTCATTCTGGATGGTTTTACCATCCGCGCTTTCATATGCTATGTTGTAAGGGGGATCGGTTACGACGAGGTTGGCTTTCACGCCGTCCATGAGCCGGTTGACGTCAGCCTCGCTGGTGGCGTCGCCGCAGAGCATCCGATGCCTACCCAGGGTCCAGAGATCACCCGGTTGGACGAACGGCGCAATGGCGTCCGGGTCAATCGCGCAGTCGTCGTCCTGCACATCCTTGTCATGGACCTTGGAAAACAGATCGTCGATCTCAGCGGCGTCAAACCCGGTTGCACCTACGTTATAACCAGAAGCCTGGAGGTCGGCGAGCAGATCGGCAAGGGGCACGGGCTCCCATTCGCCGACGGCTTTGTTGAGCGCAACGTTGAGTGCTTTTTCATCCTGCGGGTTTTCGATATGCACCACCACACAGTCGATTGCTGTCGCGCCCTCGGCGACCAGCACCTTGAAACGTTGGTGGCCGCCCACGATATTCCCGGTCGCCTCGTTCCAGATCACCGGATCGACGTACCCAAAGGTGTTCAGGCTCCGTCTGATCTTTTCATAGGCGGGATCGCCTGGTTTCAGATCCTTGCGCGGGTTGTATTGTGCGGGTTGCAGCTGCTCCACGGGGATACGCTGCAGGTTCATGGCTGTGTTCATGGTGTATCCTCCGGTGTTTGTTGGTGGACAAGAAAACAGCCGCCAATATGGCAGCTGTTTCCAAAAATATGGTGCCAGACCCCCCTCCCCGAATTTCGCGGAAATTCACGCGAAAGGAGGCTGCGGTCTCCGTTGAAGCGGTGACAGCGATTGGAGGCCCCCTACCCCTAAGGGGAGAGCGTTTTTACGCCTCCGGCTGTTCGGCCGTTGTCTGCCGGCGGAGCTTAGCGTATTTCTCCTTGTGACGTTCAGCGGCTTCCGGGATGGGAAAGGCAGCAGAACCGTTCAGGTTCGCAAGCAGCAGCTTGCGCTCCGTTTTCATGTCCTCACCGCCGTAGCCAAGGCGCAGGAGCCAGGAACGCATGAAGTATTTCTCATTCTCAGGCTTCTGGAGCTTCGGTTGTACACGCGCCGCACACTGGGCCGCGGTTACGATGCGGTTCAGCAGGTTGGCGTAGGCTGCCCAGAGCTCCGGCCGGTGCTCGTCGAAGGGGAAGCTCAGCGTAGCTTTTCCCTCCTGGTAATCAAAGCCGTCCAGCGCATCCTGTTCGCGATACTCGTTCAGCAGTCCGGAGAATGCATCCGGGCTGTCCGGCCGGTCCTCCTGCAGGCGGCTGATCAGCACTTCCGGGATGACAAGGAATCCGCTCCCAACAGCACGGTTCATCAGGTACTGTTTGCTGTACAGCAGGAAGGTCAGGTTCGCAAGTGCCTCGACTGTCATTTCCGCCGGAACGCTGATCTCCATCCGCTCGATGGTGGTTGTGGGTTCCGGTTCTGTATTGGTCAGGAAGCCCTGCTCAATCAGGAAGGGCTTCAGGGCTTCCGGCATCTCCGTATTCTCCAGGATGATGTTTCCCTGCTTGTCGATGGTCACCGCGCCAATGCGGTAGGCGCAACTCGGCATACCGGCGTATTCAGGTTTGGCGTTCAGGATCTCCGCGATGTGGTGCACCAACACTTTGCGGTCGGTTGTGTTCGTTTCCAGAATCATGGTCATACCTCCTTTGATTTGGGTATGACATTCATCACTCACGTGGGCAACAAAGTCAAGTAAAATAACGCTTTGCAGCCGTTGAATGCAGCAGACGGGCAAGCCCGCGCCTGGCACCTTCCACATCGCCCGCCAGTGCCTGTCCGCGGAGCGTACGGATTGTCTGGATGGGCAGCTTGCCACGATAGGGCTTCAGGGAACGGATAAATTGCTGTGCGGTCATAGGTCCTCCCAAAGAAAAGACCTCCGCGGTTTTGCCCGCGAAGGCTTTGATTCTGCTTTGCCGAGTATACCGTATCACACCGGGGCGGGTGTCTTATACTGTCTTTTCATGTCTTTTTTCTCCATTTCCATATTTTTTTCAACGGCCTGAAGCGCGCGCCCGTGCACCTTGTAAACATAGCGCTCCTCCAGGTTAAGGCAGGCTGCAATTTCACTCCAGCTTTTATAGCACAGGTACCGCTGCTCCAGCAGTAGCTGGAACTCCGGGCTTTTTACCTTCTGGATCGTGGTGTACACCTCGCGCTTCAAATCGACCAGCGCGTCAATCGTATCGTTGAGCTCCTGCTCTGCTGCCATCAGCCGGTGAATCGTGTCCTCCATGGCGGTGACGTTCCGGGTATGAGATACCTTCTCGCTGTCATAGGCTGAAGTGACCCGTTGGGCCAGGGAGCGGAGTGATTCGACCTGCGCCAGCTTGCTGGAGATCCGTTGGTCGAGACGATACGCTTGGTTCAAGTATTCCTTTGCTGTCATATACAGCCCTCCTGTAATTTCATTTCCCGTTTGAGATTTCGCAGCAGCTGTTCGCCGTCCAGGCCGCACAGCGTTGAAAACCATGTGGACCGGAAGAAACGCTCGCACTCCGTTTTGGTTTCCAGCGCTTCCTGATGGTGCGCACATTGGCGAAGTTTCCAGTGCGCACGGCGGTAGTCGGTGACCGCCTGCAGGATGATGGCGTCCGCGAGATCCCGGTACCCGCTATCGGCCATCACTGCCGCACCTCCAGCTGTGCCTTCACCGCGTTGATCAGGGCGGCCTGTGTTTTATCCTTGCGCTGCAGGGCGTTCAGGACCTGCTCGTCAATCGTACCCTTGGCGATGATGTGATGGATGACCACCGTATCCGCTTGCTGGCCCTGCCGCCAGAGCCGGGCGTTGGTTTGTTGGTAGAGCTCCAGCGACCAGGTCAGTCCGAACCAGATTAGGGTCGAGCCGCCTGCCTGTAGGTTCAACCCGTGCCCGGCGGACGCGGGGTGGATCAAGGCTACCGACAGTTCGCCGCGGTTCCACATCGCAATGGTGTCTTTCTTGTCAAGATGTGCGAATGAGATACGTAGTTTGGCAAGCCGCTGCGATATCCTCGCTTTGTCGTGCTGAAACCAGTAGGCGACCAGAACCGGCTTACCGTTGGCAGCTTCAATCAGATCCTCCAGTTCGTCCAGTTTACGGTCGTGAATCACGTTCGCCGCGCCGTTATCCCCATACACCGCGCCGTTGGCCATTTGACAGAGCTTTCCGCTCAACGCCGCGGCATTGGCGGCGGTGATCTCGCAGTTTTTGACGGTCAGGACGAGGTTGCGCCGCAGCTCCTCGTATCGTTCCCGCTCGTCCTCGGTGAGTTCCACCGAGTGATGCACCGTCAGCAGTTCAGGCATTTGCAGATGGTCGGCGGCTTTCATGCTGATGGTGATGTCACCGATTTTCTCGTAGATTTGTTTTTCGGCATTCGGCAACGGCTTATAGGTGAAAATCACCTGACCGTTTCGCTTGTCTGGCAGAAAGTAATCCGTACGGTACTTCCCGATAAACCGTCCGAGCCGTTGGCCCATGTCCAGCAGTCGGAACTGTGCCCAGAGATCCAATAATCCATTGCTGCTCGGTGTTCCAGTCAGGCCTACGACCCGATTAACCTTGGGGCGAACCTTCATCAGCGCTCGGAATCGCTTGGACTGATGATTTTTGTAGCTCGATAATTCATCAATAACCAGCATGTCGAAGTCGAACAGCACACCGCTCTTTTCGATCAGCCACTGGACATTTTCCCGGTTGATGATGAAGATATCCGCCTGGCTTTGGAAAGCGGTGTTGCGCTCCGCCTCTGTACCAACCGCCACCGCGAACCGCAAGCCGGAGAGATGTTCCCATTTGCGCAGTTCCTCCGGCCAGGTATCGCGTGCCACCCGTAGGGGCGCGATACACAACACACGACTCACTTCAAAGCTGTCGAACAAGAGGTCGTTTATCGCTGTCAGGGTAATTACGGTTTTCCCTAAGCCCATATCCAGCAGGACCGCGGTTATCGCGTTTTTCTTGATGTAATCGATGGCGAAACGCTGATACCCGTGCGGAATGAACTTCATTTGGCGTCACCTCCCGTCTGTTTCAAGATTTCTTGTATTTGTGACTTGTGATCCAGCACGTAAACTTGAAAGCCGAGACGTAGAAGCATCCCATGCCTCGCCTCCTGTAAGGGGCGGGGTTTCTCCCCAAACCGCTTGACTTCGACGAAAGCGATCCTTCCAGAGGGTAAAAGCATAAGACGGTCGGGCATTCCATCGAAACCGGGGCTTACGAATTTGGGCGCGATACCTCCCATAGCCTTGACAGCCTCTGTAAGTTGGCGTTCCAGTGTTTTTTCTCTCACGTTGCGCCTCCGATTGCTTTGTGCCAGTTGCCCACTATGCCCAACTGCTCATTGTTCCTATAAATCCCTCGCGGGCGTATACAGGCACTCGGGCGATTCCATTTTCCTATATCAATACACATTGAAAAGGAGTGGAGTTTTATCGGCATTATCAGCACAGGTTGTTTACTTTGTTGATGAATAAGGGGCTTGCGACCGTGCCTATGGTGTTTGCCAAAGCCGCTAAAGGCACGATCGGCATTATCAGCACGATTACTCCTCACGGACATACACCCTTTGGATTCCATAGATGGGGATGTTGCGCTTGCCGGTCTTGCTCCCCTCGAAGCGCTGCCAACCCCCGATGCCTTTGATGATGGCTTCAATCTCATAGGAATCGGCTTTTTTGATCGAATCCCTCGACCGTCCGAAGCACTCGCACCAGATCTCAATGTTGGAGACCTGTTCGCGACGAACCATACCTTTCGGTTGCGTGGGGTCGTCATCCGAGCGGAAATAATCCTGCCTTTTGTAAATGTCCATGTTATCCCAACCCTCCGGTAGCTGGGCCTCCAGGTATGCCGCCACCAGGCCCTCGCGATCGTCGTTTTCGAGAGCGTTGCGCTGTTCGTTAGCGGCGATAGTTGCCGCGTCGCCCGTGAGGAACAGTTCTTCGCCGGCGTCAAAGAAGGTCAGCGCTTCCGCCCATACTTGGGCGACATGAAATGTCGTGTGTTTCCGTAAGAGTCCTGTCCCTAACCGCTTTCATCGCGGCATGGTCAACATCCCACCAGAGCCGCACGATGTTTGGATTCGCTGCCCTCCAAGCGGTTACAAGCGGTTGAAGTTCTTCCTCGGATAAGCCTATATCCAACGCGCCCATGGCTTTCAGCGCGCCGACCGAGCCGCCGTAACCGAGGGCGAGTTCAGCTATTTTGCCTTTCTGGCGCAAAGGCGAGCCTTTGGTGATTTCCGCAATGGGAATTTTGAACATCTGGCTTGCGGATGCCTCATAGATCTTGCCATGGGAGGCAAACACCTCGTTCCGCCAGCTTTCCCTGGCGAGCCAAGCGATGACACGGGCTTCGATCGCCGAGAAATCTGCCACGACGAATTTCTTACCCTCCTTTGGGATAAACGCCGTACGGATGAGTTCCGAGAGTACCTCCGGTATGGAATCGTATAACAATTCCAACGCGGCGATGTTCCCACCCCGCACCAGGGACCGCGCCTGTTCAAGGTCGGGTAAATGATTCTGTGGAAGATTCTGCATCTGGATTAATCGCCCAGCCCATCTACCGGTTCGGTTGGCACCGTAGAACTGGAACATCCCTCTGGCCCGGCCGTCGGTGCAGACGGCGTTTCCCATTGTCTGATACTTTTTGACCGACGATTTTGCCAACTGCTGACGAAGCGAGAGAGCTTTGCCAAGCGGCTCCGGCGCGGTTTTCAGGAGCTCCGCGACCGCCTTTTTACCAAGGGTATCGGTCTCCAGACCATTTTCACAGAGCCATAGCTTCATTTGCGTCACGGAGTTGGGGTTATCGAGTTCGGTTAACTCTCGCATAAGTCTTTTAAGTTCGGCCTTGGAATGGGTATCGACTTCAATGGCGCGGCGTACGAGCGTCATATCGAGCATCACGCCCCGATCGTTGATCTCCTGGTCCTGGCAATACTCGCTCCAAACGGAGTCCGGCACGGGGAATTTTGTGAGCCTCTCCTGTACAGACATTTCAGCTTCAACATCTCTTTTGTTGTATAATTTGAAGGCCGCCCATTTATCCGGGGCGTGCTGGGGGAGATTTCGTGTCCGGAGACCATTGGCGGCGGTAGGCTTGCAAGGAGAACAGAAGTAACGGATGAGCTCCTTTCCTTCCGCCAGCTTCTGTTTTTCAAGCCCCAGCACCGCGCCCGCGCCAACAAGCGACAGTGGCAACCCCATATAGGCTGACCAGACCATAGAGCATCGCCACGATTCAGGGTTCAGGTATTTTGCTATACCAAGATATTGTGAAGATGCTTGGTTGTCCGCGAATGGGTCAAGGCTCAAACCCATATCCCGGAGATAACGGGAAAGGCAGATTCTCTCGAAATTCGCGTTAAACGCCCATTTCTGGACGGTATCATCGGTCAGCGCGTCGAGGACTTGAGGCGGTATGGCTTCGCCGTTGGCAATGTCAACAACATTAACCGTACCGCTGTCTATCGCGTAACCGAATAGGAGAATCTCAAAGTCTGGTGCCTCGCAATATTTATAAACGCCACATTTGGAGAGATCGTTGCCGGAAAAGGTCTCAATATCTATACTGATGGTTTTCATTGGCCCTCCATAAAACAGAAAGGCGACAGGTTTCCCCGCCGCCCTCCGCTGCCTTGTTTTAAATGATCTCACGAAAGAAAATCATCGTCGTCCGTGGTTGCGAAATCGTCCTCCGCGCGGGACTTGCCGCCAAGTGGGTCGCCGTCGCGCAATTTCTGGATATTATTCAAGCCGCAAGCAATGCCCTTGTTGCCGTTCGAGTTGAAGGCGTAGAAGTTCACGCTGGCTCTGGCGTACACGCCGCTATAAATCTCGGATCGTACGGTGATGGGCTGCGGCTCCTGCTGATTATCCACAATGCCGGGTGCCGTGCCGCTGTTGGCGTTGATGAAAAAGCTGTTTGCGTAGGCTTCATCGTCGGGACGCTCCGCGTCACCGTCACGGAGAGGGTTTTTAATAATCGCCAATGCGGGAACGGTCTTTCCATTGCCCTTCAGCTTCCCTTCGCCCTCGAAGTAGGCCGCCTGAATCGCCGCCTTGATTTTATCAAGAGTGCGTTTATCGGATTTGGGAATGATCAGAGACACCGAGTATTTTGGGGTGCCGCCATTGATGGACTTGGGCTCCCAGAGATTCGCGTAACTCAGGCGGCATTCGCCGGTAATGACCTTCGTGGGGTTCGGGGTGTTCTTTGTGTTGTTTGCCATGATAATTTCCTCCTAATTTTCGTTATGGCCGACGAAATCATCCGCCGCTGTATGGATATCCGGACGTTTGTCGCTCTGAGGTACGAGTGTTGGTTTACCCTGCGGCTTTTCGACGAGGGGACCGAGTAATTCTATGAACCTCGCTTTTCCGAGCGCTTTCTCCATCGCGGTG